GGCTCCTTTTTCGATGCCAACCGCTACTGGTTGATAAGCATCGACAGCCTCGAAAATCTTTCTGGCGGTCTTTTTGATATCCCATCGTCCATGTACAATATCCGCTACCCACCATCCGTCTTCATTTGCCTTAACGATTGCTATCGCTGTTTGGTCGAGTTTTTTGTTCTTAGACTTCGTTGCGCTTTCAACATCAGCAAAGCCCGCAAGGTCGACTGCAATATAATAATCCCCAACGTCAGGCTCTTCATCAGAAAACTTAACCCAATCTTCTTTGAAGATCTCAGAACCCAATGCTTCAAACGATGCCATAAACTCCTGTCGGAATGCATAGGATGACATTGACTTCTTAGCAACATCAATTTCGTCTGGGTCGAGTAGTGGGTTGTCATAAGACGTAAAATGCCACGCCTTATAAGTCTCATCGCCTGACATTTCCGCATATTTAAACAACTCGTAGAAGTGATTACGGCCCATAGGGGTTCCTATGAACATCGCTTGGCCCTTCTGGTCAGCTAGGGCAGGCCGTAGGATGGTTTCCCATACACTAGGCTTCATATCCGCATATTCGTCCATAACAAGGAACTTAAGGGATACACCACGCATTGTTTCTGGACGGTCAGCACCTTTGAGACTAATGGTAGCACCGTTGACCAGTTTGATTGTTAGGTTGTTAATGTGGCTACCTGTGATAACTGGGCTACCCAAGTCCATCAAGGTGTTCCACATGATGTCTCGTGCTTGGCCCTGCGTTGGAGCTACGTAGAAGACGTGTCCTCGCTCAGTCTGTAAAGCGTTGATAATGAGCATCCATGCCGCTAGACGGGACTTACCAGTACGACGACCTGCGGCAATAACTTTGAATCGCACAGGGTCACCAAAGACATCCTGTTGCCACGGAAGAAGTTCGACATTGAGTTCTGTACTCAAGCCTTGGCCTCTTTCATAATGTCAACAAGTTCTTTACTACGACGACCGACTTGACGATACCACTTAGAGTCAATCATCTCATTAGCGGCCATCAGGTAGTTACCTTCGTTGACGTAACGTAGCATATTTTTAAATTGACCTAGGCGATTTCTACCAAGGTTAAACGCCATGTTCACAAGAACCCTTTGGGCATCTGGAGCTTGTCCTGCAAAGTTTAAAACAAGAGCACAAGCATCCGTATAAGCGACATCACAGTCCTTACGGAAGACATCAAGGATTCTTTCGTCAGTCACAGGTGTTCCGACAGGCCAAGTGTGCTCCATGTCTTCTTCAGTGACCATATGACCGATGCCAAAGGTAGGATATCCTTCAGAACATAAGTAGATCTCAGTGACGTAACCTTCGTGACGAACTAAGTCTTCTTTTACAATTTCGATTAGTTCATCCTTCGTCATCAATCACCTCTGCGTCTATAATATCATTTTCAGTGACTTTAGCATCACCAATGCCACTAATGGTAATCGACACTGCAGGACGACCACCACTAGCATTATCTTTCTCAAAGTAACTCACAGGCAACATACGATCCATAAGTAACTTCCAAGCCGCCGCTTGGTTCTTATGGTCATCGTTTAGTGCCGCATCAAGAATACTGTCGAGTACCTTACGGGACTTAGGAGAGGCCAACATACGAGCTTTATACTCATTGATGATGGCGGCGTCACCCGGAGGGCGACCAACCTTACCCCGATTGGATAACTTTTTAGATTCGACATCCTGTTTTTTAGGACGACCAATCTTTTTAGTTTCTGTCATAAGTATTTTCCTTACTTAAGGGTACTTAAGTGTTTTTAGTTATTGTCATTAAGACAACTACTAAACGATTTCTTAATATCTCTTAAGATATACTTGGTATTATAGCATAAAATTAACCAAAAGTCAAGAGTTATGCTTAAGAAACCCTAAGGTGCCCCAAGTTGACCCTTTTGTCAACCCCTCAGAGTCACTTTTTTATCACTTTTTTGTTATAAAAATCAATAAAGTGATTACATAAGAGTGATAATGCGAATCATTCGTATTTACATTAGTTTTTAGTGTGCTAAAGGGTGCTAAAGTGGCTCTTTAGCAAATCTGAGCGGGTACACTAAAGCTACAACATCTGCATACCGGCCCCCCCGGCCCCTCACGAACCCATAGGCACACTTGAGAACAAAAGTCAAGCACAGAAAAACCTTTAGTGTCCTAAGGGTTAGGGGGCTACCCTTTAGGGCACTAATGTTTAGCCCACGAATCTTTAGGGTTCTAAGGGTTGACCGGGGTGCTAAAGTGTGCATGAGGGGTGCCTGAGAGTGCGAGTGTGTGAGCCTAAGAAGTACCCTCAAGAGACCCTCAAGCACTCAAACGCATTCTAAGGCCCTCTGTCGGACGATTGTCTCAAACCCTCATCACAATACCTGCACAAAGATATGACCGATTCGCATATTCTGGTCACACTTTGGCTAGATCAACAGAATCACAGAAGTCAAGCAAAAGATGAAAATAAAAAAATATCTTGACTTGTTGCAGTGCTCTGTAGTAGCCGGTGAAATCGTCTAAAAGTGTTACAGGTGGTAACAAATAGTCTAATACTTTAGTCTAAATACCTAGTCCATTAGTCTAATACGGGGGTTGACGGGGTTGACCAGAAAAAAACTAGGACTATAGTCGCCCCAATTCCTGACCGGCGGCCCCGGAGGGAAGGCGAAGCCCCAAGCGGCGGAGCAGGCATACGATCTTTAACAAAGCAAACGCATCAACCGTCTGGCCTCAAGTGTGCCGGTCGGTGGCAACTGCTCCAAGTCGGGCTACCGACTCAGGTGACAGGTGCGGCGATCTCCCCAGAGTGGCTTGGCTCTCTGGTTGGTTGTCTCCCTCACTCTCTGGGTCGATCCGATAGCGGAGCGGGTCGAACTCCCTGACTCATAGTAGCGACGCCACTGACTGATCACCGGTAAGGTCAAGTGCAGGACGGTCACAGGCTCCACAGGCGGCCTCAGGGTCGCTTGTGTGGACTGACTACAGCATCTCAGTCTGGGGTGCTGTACTGAGTTCACAATCAAAGGAGACACATGATGAAACTCAAGAAGCTAGGTAACAACGTCACCCTCGTTAAGTTCGACACTTGCGAGGTTCTGTACAGCTACGAGACGCCAGTTGCGGCTCTGCGCTACAGCGACCACGAGTACCTCCGCACTGATCGCTTCTGGTCAGTCACAACCTCACGTCATATCAACCAGTGGTTACAGGGTGTTTGTGCCCTTGTGGTTCCACAGGAAGAGATAGAGGGGATGACAGCATGAGCGACTTAGAGCAATTGGTCTTGATCGTCTGGACAATGACGATCATCGGTTGGGGTATCGGTAAGTTCTGGGAGTTGTACTAATGAAAGCATATCAATCACTGATCAAGGAGGCCCTAGCACAGGGCTTCAGCATTGACGTCTACTCAGAGGAAGGTCTGGAGGTTGACAACTCCACGAGCTACAAAGAGGTCAACGACATGGTCGAGGCTCTGGACGATCTGCCGGGTCTCAGGTTCCACGACAGCGACAGGTGCTACCGTGGGTCAGCTACGGTCAACCTGTTCGTCGATGATGACGAAACAGTCATGGATCACTCCATGAACTACACACAGCCCCACTGCTCGCCTGAGAACTCCGACAGATGGATTCAGGACTGGTGGGATCGCACCATCAAGTAACCCACTGATGAGGCCCTGTGACAGGGGCCGAAACGATCACAAAGGGCGGGAAGCACTTCCGCCAGTGGTCGTCTGGGAAGTCAACACAAAAGGAGAGACCCCATGAAAGAACGTAAGCGCACAGCGATCATCAACGCACTGACCAAAGCAGGTTGGGGCGATGTCGTGATGACTGACTGGGAGTATGAAGGTGACCTCAAGATCAACTGTGAGAAGTGGGTCGAGGCCAAAAACATGAGCGCAGGTGACTACTACTGCGAATCAGGCAACAGCCTCTACGATGATCAAGGCACCAGTCAGGAGATTGCCAAGATCCTCAAGAAGTACGGTGCGTATCCTGAGTGGTACGATGCCGCAGTCATTGCAGTCGTCGCATAGGAGAACCAAGATGCAAACATTCAAAGATGAATGCGTTGAGTGGGTGTCGCAGATGCGGCACTCAAACCCTTGGGATTGTGAGCACTGCGGTCTCACCAACCCCTCAGCAGATACCGGAGAGTGTCTGTTGTGTGGTCTGTTAGAGGAGGAGGCGACACCTTCCGATCTGTCTGATCACATCATCAAGCATCAGGCACAACGAGTTGTTAATGCGATTCATAATTGCAGACACCAACTCTGGGATTTAGATGAGCAGAACGAGGTAGCTCTGCGAAATATAGGTAAACGCACTCGCATCGCCCTCAGGGATATACAGGAGCAGTTCTCATGAACGACTACGAACAGATCCATGCTCACATTGAGCAAGCCAAGGAAGCCGCCTATCGCCTCAAGCGTCAGCTTGAGCGACACGGAGAGTATGACCCAGACGTTCGCATCGTCGAACACTGGATCGGTGGCCTGAATGAAGTCCTCTTCGGAGGGCTGTCACCCAAGCCACCCATTCGGCACTGCCTCAGCCGTTTTGTCGAGGGGGATGATCCACTAGGCGAACGCATCACGAAACGTCTAAACGCCCACTGATGAGGCCCTTAAGCAAGGCCGAAAGCCCTTCGGGGCTCTGGGTAGCTAAACAAGAGGAGAGCACCAATGACTGAACAACAACAGACCTTGCAACGAATGATGCAGGACTTGGACGCCATGTATGAGAGCATGGATGAACGGCAACAGATGCAAGCACGACGGGCTATGGCCTCGTTGTTGAGATTGCAGGCAGACATGGCACCTGAGGAGGAGCAATCATGAGAGACGAAAAGATCAGGATCACTCAGGATCAGATCATCATCAGCGGTATGTATCCACATACCAACGGCAACACCTACCACTTCACGATTGAGATCGACCGGAACGGTGGCGATCACGAGTTGGTCTATGCTACCGTGATGCCTAAGGGTGAACCTGTAACTGATCGTGAGATCAGGAAGACCCTAGCGCACTGTGCGGCTGTCTACTTCGGCCAATGGTGCGAGGCGGGTTTGATCAGAGGCCAAGAGGCCGTAGGTTGGACGTACAGAATCAATTACTGAGGAGGTGTACAATGGATTTCTTTCTTGACACTTGGTACGCCGACAGGTCGCCCCTGACGGTGTACTTTACGATTCACAACAAGCAGGGCGACGCTACGATTGACGGCTATCAAGACGCTCAGGGTTACCACGACGGTACACCTGAGCGACCCCTTTTGATGGGTCTTGCGTCGATCTTTGCCGATGCTCGTGACTATGCATACTACAACTGGGAGGATTAATCATGACTGATCATGAACAACAGTACGACCCACAGCTTCAGTGGGTCATTGAGGAGGTGATCTTTGCGATCACTCAACAGAAGCAGACTGATGCTGTCTGGTTTGACGTCTACGAGACGATCACCGGCTCGACGGCTGACGAGGCTTGGGACGAATATCAAGCGCAACAGAGAGCCGATGCAGAGGGCGAGGCTCGTTATGAACAGGAGCAATATGATGCTAAAACGTATTCATGTTAATCAGCACAACATCCGTGCTAACAGTAAAGGTGAGGATCTTCCGGTCTTCACCGTCAAGACCTACAAAGAGAACCTCAAAGGCGAGCGTGTCGTCATCAAGGGCGACTCTGAACTTGTCTACAGCCCCGACAAGCCGCTCTCATGCGGTGCGAAGGTCTGGATTGAGACAGAGGCAGACGTTGACGTCTATTTTGGAAACTGGAGGGTCACTAGGTGAACAAGGTACCACCTGTAGAGCGTGATCTGTTGACTGGAGGGCTCACTTTTGAGTCCGCTAGTCGATGGTGTCAATTCCTCTCTGAGGAGTTCGATTGGCAAGGTAATAGGTCACTATCAGAATATTACAAACGTCGCTCTGAGGAGCTTTCAAGGGCCCCTACGGGCTCTTTACATGATCGTCGTCTAGAGGAGGCAATCAAAGCATGGAAACGATAACTTTTGAGGATATAGCGTTACTGATGATTTTTGTTATTGGTGTTTCAATGATGGTTGGAGGGCTTATCCGTTGGATCATCTTGAGCATTCGCTAGGGCAACGACAATACGAGGACGGGGTGACGGCTATGTTCTTTTTACTGGTCATAGTCGCTACCTTTGTAGCCTTAGGAATTTACCTTGTGGTCGTAAACCACATCTACCCTTTCATCAAACGAGGATTTAAAAATGAGATGCAGAGCTTGTAACGTTGAACTTGACGACTATGAATCGACATGGAAAAACTTGGAGACAGGTGAGTATTACGATCTATGCTCTAGGTGCTACGGTTCCATGCGTGAAGCGCAAAAAGAGATTGACTTTAAGATCGAGGACAATTATAATGACAGGTTTAAGGACAAGGAAAAAGCTTCAAAAGAACCTACGGAGTAGGATTAAGAAGTTAAACATAAAGAAACAACTTAAGTATTCTTTGGAATACAAGGAGTATCGTAATGCTGTTACCGAATATCTCAACTAGCATTTTGATTATGGAATTACGGAACAGGGTCTTTGACCAGATTGAAGATCCTGAACCGCAATATGATGTTTGTCTGTCTGAACTGTCAGGCAAGCATCTTTTGGAAATAGGTGCGGCTCTGCAAGACATCCGCATCGCAACACCTGAACCTAAGGAGGTCAGATAATGTCAGTAGTAAATGGTACCGTCGCGTTCGCTAACTTGGACGCACACGAGGTCTACAACGGCCAATCAACTGGCAAGTATTCACTTGTCTTAGTCCTTGATGACACTGAAGCTGAGAAGCTTGAGCAGGAAGGCATCAAGATCAAAATGTACAAGAACCAAGCGCAACGTAAGTTCGCTACCAAGTTTGAGGACTTCCCTGTCATTGACAATGACGGTGAGCCAGTCAGCAAATCCTCTGTTCGCTACGGTGACAAGGTGCGTATCAAGTACAACCTTGGCAACCCTCACCCTGTACACGGTGTCGCACCGTACCTACAGGCTGTTCGTGTGGTCGAGAAAGGGGAGGTAGCCGTTGGTGATGACGACGGAGAGTTCTGAGTTCGTCGGTCACGCTGAGTGCGAAAAGTGCGGGAGCAGTGATGCTCTCGCCACTTACTCAGACGGCCACGGTTACTGTTTTTCGTGTCATACACACTTTAAGGAGGTCGACGGAGTGGAAGCCACTAACGTTGTCACATATACAAAACCAGTGGAGATGTACGGATCACCACGGGCACTCACGGATCGACGTATCGCACTGGACACAGTGAAAAAGTACGGGGTAACGTGTGACGATACAAAGCAATACTATCCGTACTACGACAAAGACGGGAAGCTCGTAGGCTCCAAGGTTCGCACCGTGGCGACTAAGGAGTTCAGCACTCGTGGAGATATGCGCTCCAATGTCCTATTCGGTCAGCAGTTGTTTAACACTGGTGGTCGCTACGTCACAGTCGTTGAGGGAGAGCTTGACGCACTGGCCGCCTTTGAGATGCTAGGGTCACGCTATCCTGTGGTCTCAGTGTCCAAGGGTGCCGGTGGCGCAGTTAAGGACTTCAAGCAGAACCTAGAGTGGCTTGAGGGTTTTGAGAATGTTGTGATCTGCTTTGACGCTGACGTAGCAGGCCGTGATGCGGCTGAGAAGTGCGCACAGATCCTCAGCCCTAACAAAGCCAAGATCGTCAACTTGACGGACTACAAGGATGCTTCTGACTATCTCAAGGAGAATAAGGTCAGGGCTTTCACCGCTCAATGGTGGGAAGCCAAGCAGTACCGTATGACAGGTGTGATTACCCTTGAGGACGCTTGGGGTGACTTTATCAAACGTGGGACTGAGGAGATCATTCCGTTCCCTGAGTCATTTGGTATGTTGAACTCCATGCTCAATGGTGGGATTGCCGCAGGAGAGATCACCGTCATCGGTGCTTTGACGTCTGTTGGTAAGACCACTATGGTCAACGAGATCGCATACCACTTCTGGAAGAATACCAGTAAGACCATTGGATGTGCATTCTTGGAGGCATCCAACGGTGAGGCTGTCGAGAACCTCTTGACGATTCACACAGGACACAATCTGTCGCTTGAGGATCGCAAGAACATAGACTTTGACAGGTTACATTCTGATCTGATTACAGATGGCCGTATCTTGTTACTTGACCATAACGGTGCAGTGGACACGGATGAACTGTTCCTGAAGCTCCGGGCGATGGTTAAAGGTAACGGATGTGACGTGTTGATTATTGATCCGTTACAGGCCGCTGTGACGAGCAACAGTAACGAGACCATTGACGAGTTCATGGATCGTTTGCTTAAGCTCGCTAAAGAGACTGATGTGTCTGTCATTGTCGTCAGTCACATGAGGAAGCCTAGCTTGACGAATCCACACAATGTCAACGAGTACGACCTGAAGGGTTCAGGATCAATCAACCAGATTGCATTCAACACGATTCTTCTCAGTCGTGACAAGATGGCAGAGGATGAGTATGCACGGAACAGTACACAGGTGCAGGTCGTTAAGTGTCGTCGTACAGGCATCACAGGCTCTGCCGGTTGGTTGTACTATAACGTCTTGACTGGTCGAGTTGAGCGTGGAGAGAAGCCAGAAGTGCACGAGGCAAATAACATAGAGGAGTTCTAATGCAATTAGTTTTCGACATTGAAACAAACGGTCTTAATCCGTCCGTCATCTGGTGCATATGTGCTATCAAAGGTGACGAGATGATTACGATTGAGATGCCAGATAAACAGACATGGGAATGTCTAATGGAGGGCGTGACAGAGGTTATTGGACACAATATTATCCGATATGACGTTCCTGTCGTTGAGCGTTTGTTGGATGTGTCGATAGATTGCAAAATAACCGACACCTTAGTGATGTCACGTTTATACAATCCCAACCTTGAAGGTGGTCACTCACTGGATGCTTGGGGGCAACGATTGAACTTTCCAAAAGGAGACTATCATGATTGGTCTGCGCTTACGCCAGAAATGGTGGAGTATTGTAAGCAAGACGTTAGCGTTACTCAACGACTATACGAGAAACTCAGTGGGCTTCTTAGTGAGTTTGGAGATAACAGCATTGATCTTGAGCACGACGTACAACGTGCAATTAGTAAGCAAATCCGCAACGGATGGTTGCTTGACGAAAGGAAAGCCACAGACTTAATTGCACAGCTACAGGAGAAGCAGAATGAAATTGAAGAACAAGTGCACAAAGCGTTTACGCCTTTACCTACGTTCGTTAAAGAGATCGTACCCAAGTTCAAAAAAGATGGAGGTCTATCAACAGTTGGCCTTAAGTTCCTTGGCGACAACTGGACGCAAGTAGGAGGCCCCTTCTCTCGCATTGATTGGCCTGAGTTTAACCTAGGCTCACGTCAGCAGATCGGGAGGTATCTTAGGCTCTTTGGTTGGAAGCCAGAGAAGTTTACGGAGACTGGTCAGGCTATTGTTGACGAAAAGACATTGGAGACTGTTACTGATATACCTGAGGCTCAACTTATTGCGGAGTATCTCATGGTGCAGAAGAGGATCGCACAAGTCCAATCGTGGCTTGACGCAATCGAGGATGACGGTCGAGTGCATGGACAGGTCAACGCCTGTGGTGCAGTCACAGGACGAATGACACATAGTAAGCCGAACATGGCTCAAGTGCCTGCGGTAGGGGCTCCATACGGAGCAGAGTGTCGTGCCTGTTGGGTTGTCCCTGACGGTTATAAACTTGTAGGTGTGGATGCGTCTGGGTTGGAATTAAGGATGCTTGCCTCATTCATGAACGATAAGGAGTATACTAATGAAATCCTCAACGGAGATATTCATACAACAAATCAAGTCAATGCAGGCTTGTCTACACGGGCTCAAGCAAAGACATTTATATACGCCTTCCTCTATGGAGCAGGGGACGCTAAGATCGGCTCTATTGTGGATGGAAGTCAGAGGACTGGAGCGAGACTTAGACAACGCTTTCTCGACAATACTCCCGCACTTGCAGAGCTTAGAGAAAGAGTCTCCATTGCCGCACAGCGAGGCTACCTTAGGGGACTGGATGGACGATGCCTTCACATCAGAAGTGAACATTCTGCCTTGAACACCTTGCTTCAGTCAGCAGGGGCTATTGTTATGAAGAAAGCTCTACAAATCTTTGAGCAGTACGCCCCTCAATGGAAGCTAGACTACAAGCTCCTTGGTTCTATTCACGACGAGTACCAGATCGAGGCTAGAGAAAATCAAGCTGACAAAGTAGGCTACTTGATGGTCGAATCTATCAAGGCCGCAGGGATTGCCTTGGATCTCAAGTGTCCTCTTGACGGTGAATACAAAATTGGTGCTAATTGGGCAGAAACACATTGATGACCACAACATATTGTGGTATACTACCAGAATAACATTAGGAGAAAGAGATGGCTAAAGATATTTGTACAGTAGAAGACTTTGAGGAACGCCTGTCAGAGCTAAGTATCGGCACTGAAGACGTACAAAAACTGACGGACTTTGTGCGCTTAATTGAAAAACGTTACGTCTGGCAATCTAAGCGTTGCAATGTAGCGGCTAATCTTCTAGGCCATAATGTAATCAACGAATGTATGATGGAAGAAGATGATGGATAAATCAATTTACACACTGGTAGACGACATCTACGCCCTGATGGAGAACCGCAATACTCCTAAGGACGTAGACGTAGATGCAGAGATTGAACGCTTTGGCGAGGCTATGAAGAACCTCATGAAAAAAGAGTTCAAGCCATCCATGCGTGATGGTCGTAAGCTCCGCTTGTCTGCCATTGGTAAGGATGATCGTCAGCTTTGGTACTCTGCGAACAAATACTCGCAAGAGAAGATGAAGCCGCATAACTACATCAAGTTCATGTACGGACATATGATTGAAGAACTGATTCTGTTCTTGACTCGTATGGCAGGACATACCGTAGAAGACGAACAGAAACTTTGTGAGGTCGAGGGCGTCAAGGGCTCTATGGATGCCCGTATTGATGGTCGACTGGTTGACGTGAAGTCAACTTCAACCTACGGCTTCAAGAAGTTCAAGGACGCTACGCTTGCTTTTGACGACCCCTTTGGATATGTGGCTCAGTTAAAAGCCTACGCTCACTCTGAGGGCGACACTAAGTACGGGTGGATTGCGATTGACAAGCAGAACGGTCACCTGTGTTACCTTGAGTATGATGAGGAAGACACACAGGCTCCTGTTCACTCTGTGATTAGTTATGACATTGCAGAGCGAGTACGCCACGTAAAAAAGGTGGTGGAGCTTCCAGAACCTCCGTCCTTCTGTCACGAGCCCGTGGACGATGGGAAGTCTGGAAACAAAAAGCTCGCTACGGGTTGCTCGTACTGCGGCTACAAGCTCCACTGTTACCCCACCTTAAGAGGATTTATCTATTCTACTGGTGTAAGGTTTTTAACAGAGGTTAAGAATGAACCTAAGGTTCCTGAGCTACAACTGAGAGAAGTCTCATGACAGAGGATATGTTTGGGTTTTCAGATGTCAGAAAGCCCAACTCAGGAGATACTAGGATTTGCCACACTTGTGGTGAGGAGAAACACAAAGACGAGTTCTACAATCACAGCTTAAGACCGGGAGGGAAAAGCTGTTATTGTATCCCTTGTCAAACCAAACATCGTTTAGACTTGGAAAAGGTTCGTAAAACAGCCCCACCTCCTCCAGAGGCTTGTGAATGCTGTGGACGTACCGGAGTTAAGTTGCTTTTGGATCATTGTCATGAAACGATTACTTTTCGGGGATGGATTTGCGGAAAGTGTAATACAGGAATTGGTTCATTAGGCGACACTTTAGAAGACGTAGAAAACGCTAGGAGGTATTTGCAGAATGTCAAAGAAAGGAAAGCCTCCTAAGGGCTACGATAGTTGGTTTGAGTATGAGTTACACACAGGCGTACTTAAACCATGTCAGTACCATACTGGTCTGGTTCACTACACACAGGAGAAAGTATACGAACCAGACTTTGTAGTTGGAGACTTCCTGATAGAGGCCAAGGGTCGCTTTAGGGACTCTGAAGAAGCACGAAAGTATGTAGACATACGAAACAGTTTAATATTAGAAGAGTTAGTGTTTGTGTTTTATCATCCAGACACACCAATGCCAAGAGCAAGGAGACGTAAAGATGGGACTAAGTTCACAATGGCTGAATGGGCTAACAAGAATGGTTTTAGGTACTACACTGTCGAGACCATTACTGAACTTCTTAAGGAAGCGGAAGTATGCTAACTTTAGTCGACGTGTGTGATCGTTTAAAACAACAGGATGAGATCAGTGTCCTTGAGGTGCTTGAGATCACCTCAGAGGATCTGGTTGATAGATTTACTGATAAGATTGAAAACAAACTAGATTACTTTTTGGAGGACTTAGAAGATGAGTCGTAGGTTTGATAGTGTCTTTGAAGATGAAGACGACAAAGCGTACATGACGTTTGAGTTTCGTAACTGCGGTAAGACCGTCACAGTAGATAACAAGTATCACTATGACGTTACGTGGAATGAAATCCTAGAAGATGTCGTACAGTGTCTTGAGGGTTCCTATGGGTATTCTTTTAATTTAGATGACTTCAGTATCTACACAGGTGAAAAGAATGAGCGATCTGAATGAAATGGCTCGTGAGTATCAACTTGGCGGTAGTCATTATACTGACAAGAAGATACAACCTTGGGACGCAATGGAATGTTGGATGTCTGAGGAGCAGTTTAAAGGATTTATCTTAGGTAACGTTATCAAATACATGGCACGTTTTCAGGAGAAAGGTGGTAAGTTAGACCTGCAAAAAGCAAAACACTACCTAGACAAGCTCATTGAAATATGGTAAAATTGGAGGTTCGCCCTTGTGGTTTTGCAAGGGCATCACACAAGAAAAACATTGGAGAAATGAATGACCAATTACCTAGGGATAACGATTGACTATGAAAGAGATAATCGCCTCAGCGACCAAGCTACTAAGCTCATGCAAGACTACTATATGCTCGACCATGAAAACTCCCCTCAGCAGGCTTTTGCTCGTGCTAGTGTGGCCTATTGTGGCGGTGACCTCGATCTTGCACAACGCATCTATGATTACTCTAGCAAAGGGTGGTTCATGTTTGCGAGCCCTGTCCTCAGCAATGCCCCAGAACCGGATGGAAAGATTAGTGGGTTGCCTATTAGTTGTTTCCTTACTTACGTGGGGGACAATCTTGATAGCCTTATTGAACATAATGGTGAAGTAGCATGGCTTTCCGTAAAGGGCGGCGGTGTGGGTGGGCACTGGTCAGACGTGAGAGGGATCAGCGACAAGGCTCCGGGCCCGATCCCATTCATGAAAGTAGTAGACGCTCAGATGACAGCGTACAAACAAGGGAAGACACGGAAGGGAAGCTATGCGGCGTACCTAGACGTAAGCCATCCTGATATTGAAGAGTTCATCAACTTTAAAGTAGCGACTGGTGGCGACATCAATCGCAAATGTTTTAATCTTTTTAATGCAGTGAACCTCACTGATGAATTTATGGAGAGTGTAATTAATGACGCAGAATGGAACCTTATCGACCCAAGTACAGGAATTGTTAGAGATACAGTCAAAGCTCGTAAGCTGTGGCAACGAATCCTTGAAGCTCGCTTCAGAACTGGCAGTCCTTACCTTAACTTTATCGACACAGCCAAAAGAGGCTTACCAGAAGCTCAAAGAAAACTTGGATTGTCAATTAATGGCAGTAACCTCTGCAACGAAATCCATCTCGCAACAAGTGAAGAGCGTACAGCAGTCTGTTGCCTCTCCTCAGTCAACCTCGAAAGATACGACGACTGGAAAGCAAGCGGAATGGTTGGAGACCTTATCCGATTCTTGGACAACGTCCTTCAATTCTTTATTGACAACGCACCAGAAGAATTATCAAAAGCTGTCTACTCAGCTTATAGAGAACGCTCAGTCGGTCTTGGAGCAATGGGGTTCCACGGATATCTCCAAAGCAAAGGCATAGCATGGGAGTCATGGCAAGCGGCGAGTGATAACTATGCAATCTTCAAAGACATCAAAGCCCAGTCTGTTGAGGCCACATACTCGCTCGCTGTGGAGCGTGGCGAATGTCCTGATGGAGTGGGTTATGGTGTTAGAAATATGCATCTGTTGGCTGTTGCTCCTAACGCTAATTCTAGTATCCTATGTGGGTGTTCTGCTAGCATTGAACCACGTATTAGCAACTGCTATGTCCATCGTACTCGTGCCGGGAGTCATACTGTTCGCAATCCGTACTTGGAGGAACTTCTAGATGAGTATCACCAGAACACCAAGAAGGTATGGCAAAGTATTCTTGAGAATGAAGGCTCTGTACAGCACTTGGAGTTCCTATCGGACGACGAGAAGGCTACATTTAAGACAGCATTTGAACTCGATCAGGGGTGGGTTGTTGAACACTCCGCAAAAAGACAAGAGTTCATTTGTCAAGGACAGTCTGTCAACGTGTTCTTCCCATCAGGTACTGACAAGGCTATTGTTAATCAAGTACACCTCAAGGCGTGGAAGGAAGGGCTTAAGGGATTATATTATCTACGCACGACTGCAGGTGTTACAGCGGAGAAGGTTGGGACTAAGGTAGACCGTAATGCGCTGAAGGACTTTGATGACGATGAAGTCTGTGTGAGTTGTCAGGGGTAGCGCACAAAAGTTGGACTAGATTACATAAAATGTAATTATCTATGCATAGTATTCCTATGCAAAGGAGGGAATATGCAAACCGGATTGATTGAAGTTAAACGCTTAGAAGAGAATGAAGATGGCTCTGCTAACCTAGAGATCGTCACAGACGTAGAAGCTACACGTCTGTTGGTTGAGGTTGGCCTCACACGGTTGCTAGAGATGGCACTAGATAAAGAAAATGACCTGTACAAGTTTGAGGATGAAAATGAAAGAGAAGACAACGAACCTACTACAACGTCTGAGCCTGATTAAAGACAGTGACCCGTTTAACAAGCGGATACTAAATGACTGCTTTGACCACTTTCAGACTTTACAAGATGAAGTAGATAGGTTAATATATCATAATAACAACCTGATGAATGTCATCTACCAGAACCAAGGAGAATTAGAAAATGGTGTATGAAAAGCTCGACGCTGATCAACTAGACAAAATGGTTCAAAACATTTATGAGTTAGAGACTAGCCTCAAAGAGAATAGTTTTGATCCTATTGCCGACCAAAAACGCGCGGTAATCAAAGATATGTTGGAATGCATGAGTGCATACCTACGGTACAAAACAGTATTCTATTTAAAAGAAGCTGAAGAAAAAACAAGAGAGACACGATTAGTATGAGTCTATTAGAAGCGAACGTAACCTACAAACCCTTTAGCTACCCTTGGGCAGTGACGTATGCCACAGAGCATGAGCGTATTCACTGGATTGAGGATGAACTGGAGTTACAAACAGATGTCAACCACTGGAAGTCGGGGGCTCTATCGGAAGTCGAGAAGAACCACATTACCCAGATTCTGCGGCTGTTCACGCAGAGTGACGTTGCGGTCGGGACAAACTACCTTGAGTATTATATACCCAAGTTTAAGAACAATGAGATCAGGGCGATGCTCACAGCCTTTGCTAGTCGTGAGTTCATCCATCAGCGAGCCTATGCGCTCCTGAATGACACCCTAGGGTTGCCTGAGGAGGAGTTCACAGCATTCCTTGAGTATCAGCAAATGTCTGCAAAACTGGAGTTCATGTCCGGATTAGACGTAAATTCTATCAGCGGTACAGCCCTTGCAATTGCACGTTCAGTGTTAAATGAAGGTATGTCGTTGTTTAGTGCCTTTGCAATGCTGTTGAACTACCAGAGATTCGGGAAGATGCCGGGGATGTGTACAGTCGTAGAATGGTCTGTACGAGATGAGAGCCAACACGCTGAAGGAATGGCTAAGTTGTTTAGGGAGTTCTGTAATGAGCATCCAAGAATTGTTAATGATGACTTTAAGAAAGATATCTACGAGATGTTCCGTACTGCAGTCAAACTGGAAGACAAGGTTATTGACTTGGCGTATGAGATGGGTGACTTGGAAGGTCTCTCAGCGGCAGATGTCAAGCAGTACATTCGCTATCTCGCAGACAGACGTTTATTACAGCTTGGCCTCAAGACGAACTGGAAGGTTAAGGAGAATCCTCTCCCGTGGATGGAGGAATTGCTTGGTGGTAGTTCTATTTCCAACTTCTTTGAGAAGCGGGTCACGGATTACAACGCACACGGACTGGAAGGGGAAGACTGGGGATGGTAAGGACTTATGAAGTGTACTGTGGTGAACGCTACATTGGCCGCTATCGTGCTCTTAATGCCGATAGTGCCATTCAGCAGGCTTACATGAAGACCGGAAGTGCTTCCGCGTACACAGGAAATGCAAGACATATATATAAGGCAAGAGAAGTATGATAGTAGCACGATTTCACAATGTATTTGGTTTGTCTGCAGAGACAGTACAGTCGCAACCAGTGTTAGGTTGGAAAGAAGGAGAAGACATTGAAGACGCTAATGTGTACTTCTTTGATGGATATGTAATCAATATTCCCTTCTGTAAAATAATGATAGGGGATATCTTTGAGGTTTTTGAGTAGGTCGTTCGCTCAACCATTGGGGCCTAAGGGCCCCTTTTTTATGGGCCTAGCAAATCAGGATCAATCTGAAAATCTTCATCAGGGTCTAACACATTTGCTGTGAAAGCTACATTCTGTGCGACGGGGACAGCCTGACGAGCAATCTCTGCTTTAGATGGCTGAAGATCGCCTAAGACATCAAGCTCTGCCCTGCCTTGTGCTTCTGAAAGCTGAGGTGCAGGTTTGTCAATTAGCTTCCCTTCAACCGATTCACCATACTCT